TCAAACTGAATCTCTGCTTGCTTAATAGTTATCTTTGCTTTAGTCTCTGCTTCTATTTTCATCATTGCAGTTTGCGCTGCCATTTGCTGAGATTGTATCTGTTGCTGATTAACCATGGCTTGCTTTTGCATCTCCATTTTGTTTGCATCATCTTGCTTCTTAACTCTCTTAACTTTTAGTAACTGATTAGCAAGTTTCAAGTTTTTAATCTCTCTTATGTCAATAGCGTCCTCAAGGTTAATGTCTCCCTTTGATAATGCCATTTGGATATTAGCTTCAAGCTGTGCTTTTTGTTCTTCATCGGGAGAAACTTCAATGAATATTCCAAAATCGTAAACGTATAAATCTGATATTTCATTTAGTATAGATACATTGTATTTGCCAATTTTATTGACAAAGTCATCTTTGAAATCAGCATACTCAAGAATATCTGCAACTCTATATGTCAAAGCTTCTGCCATAGTTCTATATACAAATAAACTTCCCTCAAGAATATGTCTTGTTGCTGTATTCGAATTAAGTGCAGCCAATTTCTGTAGACCAACTAATGAATCAGGGTCAGGCATTGAGCCGTCTCTAGCTTCATTTAATCCGGTTACAGACCTAATCATATCCATGTAATGATTATAGTTGGCTATAAGCATCTGAGTCTTACTTGCACCTGAATTAGATGTCAACTGCGTAATAGGAACTCTTGCGTTATTAAACTCTCCATCTTGAGTATAACTACGTCCAATAACACTACCTGTTTGGAAGTACAATCTAAGTGCATCCTCAGGATTATAAGCATTGCCTGTTCCTAAGTCAACCTCATTCAATCCATCTGCATCTATAAATACACCATCAGGAACAACACGAGCAATTACTTGCTGCAGCTTCAAGTGAGTAATCTGAATTAAATCAGCAAATGGAATCATTCTTCTAACTAAAGACTCAATAACTCCTTTGTACATACGTGGAGCACAAGCTACATAGTTAGGTATTGCATGTTGAGAAGCAGACTTTGGACGAACCATATTTTCTGCCAATTCCCATTTAATAAGAATGTTTGTACCCATTACCATAATGCCTTCATACCAAACATCAATGGTCTTCTCCATCTTCTCAAAATTCCCTTCCTCCATCATCTCTGTAGGAGGATTGAATGTATCATCTTTCTCAATAACACGAGACCCACCATTCTCAAGTATCTTCTTCTTATAAACAATCTTTTTTGTTGATTTATAATTGAAATACATCAATGTACAGGTATCACGATGAAAAAGACTATTTTGATAATATTGAGCAACATTGTAGTAATCATACCAACCTTGACTATATTGAGATATTTCTTGTAAATCTTCTTTTGTTAATGATTGGTCTATCTTCATCAACTCAGTAATTGGCATCGTCTTAATCTCTCCCCAATAGAAACAATCTCTAAAGTATGGGTCCTCAGTATAGCTATACACCACATTAGCAGGGTCAACATAAGATATTTTTACTCCTGCTCCGGGAAGAAATTCATGCTTTGCTATAGCTATTCCCACAACAGTCATATCATAATCAAGTCTCTTTCTAATGTCTTGATAATGACTTTCTTCAAATATGGTATTAATAGCTTCTTCTTCAGCAATCTCAATAGCAGGCTTATAATTAAGTTGCATGTAAAGATTTAATTCCTCGTCATTATTTGGAAGCTCCTCAGGATCTATTGTGAATCCATTAAATCCAGTCTTTTCTTTTACAATATTCAACACATCTTTTGAAATCATCTGAGCCTCAATCATATCTTGATACTTACTTCTCTTTGCTTGAGACATAGCATCCTGAGAAAAGGCTTTTACTTTGAATAGCCTATCAGACATTCCATTTACAACAATATCAACAAACTTGGGGATTATGGGAACAGGCGTCCAATCTAGATTCAGATAAGATAAGTCGCCATCAATAGCCAATTCGTTTTTGTACTTAGCTACAGACTGCTCTCCTCTTGCGTATAATCTTACTTTATGGAAGTCTCTCCATTGAGCATAGTACCGGCAGGAGTTACTATCCTTTCTGAACCATTCGTACTGAATTGCCTGACCTACTTGGAGTCCAAACTCTTGTGACGCCTTTTCCGCGTCAGAAGCTAATTGACTTGGAAATGTTGTAGATTTTATGTCTATTACTATATTTTTCATCTAATCAATTGACTTGTGTTTCCATCATTCCTATACCTCGCGAAGTTAATACTAATTTTCGACTCTTTTTTTTCAGGCATGTACATATGTTTTTGATTTGCCATGATGGCTAATCCTGAACTTATACAAGCATCAAAACGAGTTCTGTCGTTTATGTCAAACTTTGCCCAATCCTCTAGTGTTCTTGTGAATGGCATACTTCCCATTTCATCCTGCGGCCTATACATTCCTGTAAAGTCAATTCCTACGAACTTTTCTATGTATGATTCTATTGCTGCAGCATGTACCTGTTTCACATCTTCTGAAGAGTTTGGTATTCCTCCAAGTTCTCTTTCTGTAGCATTGAGTTTATTATATTGCTTATCAGGTCTATTCAAACAGAAACCTCTGTACCCCCTATTTTTAAAGTGATATAAAAGTCTTGGCTTATTATTCTCTATAAGTATTGGCATTCCATAAAATATACAAGCCATTAATACCTCTTCGAAAAATATCTCAGCAGTCTGAGGTCTTGCCACATACTCTAGGAAGAACTCATTAGTAGGCGCCTCATCCATGTGGAATTTAGTCATTCCATGCAACGCACCATTTGAGCCTCTCCCTCCAACAACGGCAGATATATCATAAGAGTCACATCCAAATGACCCTATATGCTCATTGCCCGGATACTTAATGCCATTTCTGTCGTGAACATTGTTCTGAAGATGCTTTTGTGGTGTCCAACTAACTACAAATCTACCTGATGTATTTGGAGACCACACAACCTTTGTATCTTTTACTCCATCCTGCCATTGGAAAGACCCACGAGTCAGGTAATGTGCCTGAATCATGGAATCATTATAGTCAATCTGCTGATAAATTTTTGTAAGGTTAAATAACGACTGCTTGCTCTCATCCCTGAAGGCATGCGATTCAGTTCTTGGAAACTGACGATAAAATTCATTGAGTGCATCCGCATCGTTCTTTAACGAGTCTACCTCTGCCTCCCAATAATCTACAGCTCCATTTCTAATCCAACCCCCATCAACTCCTTTTATCTGCTCATCAGGCTTAGCAAAAACAGGCATGCCATACAAATCAATAAATCCCTCCATGTTCCATTCCATCGGTATGAATAACGAATACAGCCCACTCTTGGTTTGCCCATTGGCATTACGAGTAGCTACATTAGAATCCTCATAAATATCTTTGAAGTTCTGACCTCCTTTGCTTAATGCATTTGAGGTAGACCCCATCATGCACTTGCCAATAATCTTGCTACCCAACCTAAGACAAGTCTTTGTTACTCGCCAATTCTCTTTTATGTTCTGAGGCTTAGTCCATTTACCACTCTCGTCATGAGCTAAGAATAATAACTTCTCTCCATCGTATGAGTTATCCTCAGTATTCTTCCAATCTATCGTAGTGTCCAATCCCTTTATATCCTCAGTCTCTATCTCGTACATGTTCTTCTTGGTAATCTTGGAGGCAGGAACCCTGAACGCTAATTCAGTCTTTGGCTTATCCATACCATCCATGATTGGCTTGAAGAAGAAAGGCAACCTGCTGTTAATTGGAACAACCTTGTCTGTAAACATCTTCTTAGCATCACTACCTGTCTTTGACAACATACCAACACGAGCATCGCTAGCAAGCGTTCCTATGTTGATACACTCTGATGATGCCATGAATGAGAAGCCTGAGCGTCTTATCTTCAAGTATATCATTCCAAATGCCCTAGTATCTGCCTTGCATGCCTCCCAAAACAACCAATATACCCTATTAGCTTCTCTAAAGTCAGGGTATCCAATGTCAATACTTGCCCACTGAAGATACATCCAATGAGACCCGGTTATATAGGTAGGCTTCCCATTGTTCATAAACCAAAAGCCTTCCTCTCTATAATCAAACTGCTTCTCAATATAATCAACCCAATGGTCTTTAAATTGAGCAGTCTTTTCATTCCAATGAAATATTGATTGAATTTTAGAAAGTTCTTTAGGATATGGGTCTCTTTGCCAATGCTGTTCGGCTTTCTTTTCGCTTTTTTTATAGCAATCTTTAGGAGCAAGAGGAAGTGCTACGTTTAATCCTGATATATTGTACACCTCTCCAATCTGTCCGGTCTTTGAGATAACAACCATGTCATACTTTGGGTTATACCCATACTCCCATGTCTTTGCCTTATTCTTTGATAAAAGAACAGACGAAGGGATGAAGCTATTAAGCACCCTATACAACACATTATTTTGACCTTCTTTCTGCAAATCCTTGTTTAGTTTCAGTTTTGCTGACACCTTTATCAACAGCATCTATATTCTCTCTCTCCATTTCTATCCTATTCAGTATCTCAAACGCATCAAAGATGGCTAGTTTTTTAGTAGCTGCTGCATTCTTTAGTTTATCAGCAGCCAAGTCATTGCCATCATCATCAGGTTTCAATATAGAATCTTCAGCAACCTTTATAAGTTCCTGAACAGCTTTATGACCTGCCTCTATAATTCTTAATTTAATTTCTTTGTTGGTCATCTTTCTTTTTTAAAAATATAACTTGTACTAATCTTGCATCATCTCCCTCTCCAAAATTATCAAATATATTTCTTGAATGAGGCAACTCAGATTCAAATGCAATCATGCGATTAAACTTAGCATATATTTTACACAATGGATTATCATCATCATCATATATTGTAGTTCCATCTTCTTTAGGTTGGGTTTTATTAAGGTACAATATGCAGGTTATATCACCCATCATATCATCCTTATGTATAAAATTTGGTTCCACTTGTCCTAACGGAGATTTTCTAACAAAATTGTAGCTGATATTATGTTCAGGGAATAGCTTCAATACCAAAGAAGCAAGCTCGTCATCATTATCTCTTGCTTGAATATTTTTAAAAACCTTGTAGCCATCATGAATGTCATTAAATTCACCATCAAGAACACCTTGTAAATATTCTTTAGGGTTGCTTAGTATGTCATCTATTGTAAGTAAAATCATAGTTTAATTGTTATTTGAGTGTCATACATTCTATAAAGCGTCTCGCCATCAACAACAAACTCATACTCTGTATCAGGCGTAAAGCAAACAATGTCTCCTTCTTTAATTCCTTTACTTATAAGGTAATCATTAGGATATTTCATTGTTGCCATGAGTGGCTCATTGCTAAATGGCTTCTTGATATAAGAGTCAATTGCAGGTAATGGCTTGACAAAACAATACCTATCGTAAGCGTTCCATGTGGAACCTTTTTTGTACAAAAAAAACTGATCAGTTTCTATAAAAAAACTATCATCGCGAAAGAAACTTCTGCCACTTTTTTGCCGACCTTTCATGTCGTTATAAAACTTGAAAACATTATGATGTACGAGAAGTATATCTCCGGGTTCTATTGGACCCCTGTAGCCTAATGGCAGCTCAACGACTTCAGCATATCTGTTAGAGAACTGATGGTCTTCTTCAGATGTGCTTACAATTAAATCAATGCCTCCTATGTCCCTTGTGTTGTCGTATCGCTTTCCATTTACCGGCTTCGCTATGAAGTAGAATGGTGAACGCATTTAGAAATTTATATTATATTCGATTGAAATTGGTATTGCTGCATTAAACTCCTTCCATAGTACAATCTCCTCCCTTTGATTTATTATGTAAATCAAAATGGATTGTGAGTTAGGGCTATATTTTATTAAATGTATCTCATTACTATCGCCAAGGATTTTCTGCCCTACAAGATAATGCATTGCCCCTCCCTTATAATCAGGACCTACTGATATTTTTCTAATGTCCATTATGGATAAACTCTAATTTCTATAGATGTTTCAAGTAGTCCATTATCACCATCTGCATCAACAAGATATAATAGGCTATCAGTATTCCTATATATACTTAACTGAAGATTTACGTTATCTTTCAAAGTCGGATTTGTCCAAGTTTTACTTGCAGTAAATAGTCCACTTGAATTAATAGTGTAAATACCTGAAGATTGATAACCAAAAGTTATTGCTCCAAGCGTATTTTCTAATTCTATAGCAACCGGAGGATTTGTTCCTGACTGTGTTAATAACGCCACATATACCTTATAAGGTTTTACAAAATCAGATACTTCTTGAACGCTGAAGTTCTTTGTATCATTATTATTAGCTGAGTCTGTTCCAATCAATTTATCTGCACCTGTTATAGGAGATGCTGCTAAATTGTATGTTTCTATTCTTGCCATTTTATTATTCTTTTAAATTGATTGCAATATACAAAATTATCCAACGCCTCCTGCACCTAATAAAGATTGAATGCTTGGAGGGTCTGTTGTTATAAATCCACTACTAAGCGTTGTACTATTTGGTCCTATATACCAAGAATTGGTAGCAGGAGATGGGGTAATTGATGTGTTACTTAAACTAAGATAATTAGAATTATCAACCACTCCTCTACCTAGTTTTTGAAAAATATAAGTATTTATAGCACCTCTTGAAATAGAAATTAAATTACCTGCAGTTCCTTTTACAATAAATCTATAAAAACTATTTGTTCCTGTTGTAGCAAACTGAACAGTATGAGCTACTGCTGATGTATTATCTATAAAATTTACAAATGAATTGTTGCCATTTATAGTTATTGTTGCTATTCCTGCACTTTTTGCAATCTCTAAAGTATAATACGATAGACTACCACCATTAAAAGTAACAGCATTTGTAGTTGTATTAGTAATTAATATTCTACTTTGTTCAGCATTAAATGTTAATCCTGTTGTTGTAGTTAAAGTCCAAGCACTAAGACCTGTTAATGTCCAAGTGCCACAACCCATATTAATAGTTCTTGTATTAGAGTTATTACTACTAATCCCAGCAGTAGATATATTTGCACAATTAAGAGCTGTTAATGTTCCTGCTGTTAAAGTTATTGTACTTGAAATAGTTGCATTGGCTGCAAATGTTACACTGCCTGTTGTTATAGTTAGAGCACCTGTTTGATTCATAACATCTTGAAATACCCAAGCTCCTGTAGCATTATTAAAAGTAATGTTATTACTAATCGATTTACCATTAAAGTATATATACCCTCCAACACTTGATGTAAATGTTACACTGCCTGTCCAATTCTGAGTCATACCTGTAGAAAAACGTAAGCTTACTCCTGTGGCTGTTCCTGTGCTTGATCCTGCTATGGTCATACCGTTAGCCCCACTAAGTGTGCCTGTATATCCTGTAAAATCAATACTATTAAAAGTATAATTACTATTAACATTAGAAGCAGCTGAATTATTAAATACAAGGTCATCTGTTGCTGTAGGAACAGCAGCAGGGCTCCAATTGAGAGAAGAGTTCCAATTAGCAGTTGTCCCAACCCATGTTTTAATAGCCATTATACTTTAGTTAAGTCAAGTTGTTGTAATACATACGTTTCTACTATTGTATCATCTGTTCCCCAATTGTCAATAATAGACTGAGGCAGAGATATAATTCCCTCTTTACTCACTGTTGCTCCTGACACTTTCCAAAATACATTTACCTCTGTAGGAAACAATGGAAAAGGTTGCACTATAATTTCTAATTCTGTAGCTGTTCCATCCAAAGGAAGTTGAACAAACTCTGTAGGTGTAATCTGCATGTTATTTTATTTATAGAATATATTAATTACAAGATCATTTAAAGCTACAGCAGTGGCATCACTATCTGCTAACCCTGTTACTGTAGTTATAGCTATTCCTGTAGAAAAGGCTAATCCATTAGGAAAACTTACGTTTGTTGCAGCAAGACCGGGAATAACTATAGTATAAAATATACTTGCTCCTGCTGTTGGCGTACCTGCTGTATTATGAAAAGCCACTTTTCTAGCATTAGCATTTGAATTATAAATGTACCATCCTGTTACCACTCCCTGAGATGCTTTTATATTTGTAGCATTAGTTGTAGCTGCAGAGACTAAGTGAAATGTAGTATCACCACCTGTAGCAGATGATTGGACAGTTACAGGAACTGCTGTTTGGTTAGATGCAATAACTACAGGTGCTGATGCAGACATTGTAGCTTGTCCATTTGCATTTTGTGGATTATACGCCATAGTTTTAAATTATATTCCAATTAGTACCATCAGATATTAAATCTAATGAAACATATTGTACGTTAATAGTTATTGGTGAAGCACTTCCATCTATTGTTTGACTAGATGTAGTTGCTATTGATACCACTCCTGTTCCTGAACTTTTAATAGTATATCTATTAGTGTTGCCTACAGCAGTAGGAAGTGTTATTGTTGTTGTTCCTGATACAAGATATACATAGTCTACATTAGCTCCCGAACCTGCTGCTGTATTGGTAGATACAGAGTATATACCTCTAGTAATACCTGTACCTGCCATTATACCTGCTTGTTGTGTAACAGTGAATAATGTAGATGCAGTGGATGGATGATCCACTGTAGAAGCTAAAAATGCAATAGTAACTTTAGTTACATCAGATGTAGCCCAAATTAATTGATAATATTCACCTCCAATAACATCTAATAAAAAGTTCCAAGTAGCAATTGTATGTCCAGCTGTACCTGCACCACCACCATGTGTTTTAGGAATTGATATTAATCCTGTAGAACCCACTACATCAGTACCAAGTTTCCTAAGCCATATATATACATCTTGCTCAGTATTATCAGTATTTTTAAACTGTGTTGAGAACTGAAGATTATATTTTCCTGAATTTGCAAATGTTATTCTAGTTAATTCAGATCCATCAGAAACTACTGTTATACCATTTGATAGATCAAGAGTTTCAAAAGCCATTGCCTTACCAATATTGTTGGTAACTGCAGATTGACTTACATAAGAAAAATATTGACCATAATATCCTAATGGTGTAGGAGCTGTATTAGTTCCCCATTTAAGTCCTGTAGTTGTAGTGCTATCTGCTAATAATACTTGTGTATCAAGTCCAACAGGAAGTCTTGCATTAGTTGTACTATATGTATAGATGTCACCTTTAGTAGTAAGAGGTGAGCTTCCACCTGAAGGAATAGTTTGTGTGCTTAATACTCCTGTATTGCTTGCAACAACCATAACTGTACCACTTCCTCCCAAATTTGGAAGCGTCACTACACCTGTTGATGCAATAGCTAATCCTTGTGTTCCTGTAGAAAGGTCAGTTGCACCATTCACTCTTATCTGAAATGTTCCCGAGCCTGTAGCATATCCCATTGTTCCCCTTTCAGCAATGCCTCTTTGATACATTCTGATATAGTTATCTCCTGTACCTATAACTTTTAAAACTCCTCCCTGAACATCAACATTATTCTTAGCCATCATGTCGCTAACAATAATCTGTTGAGCATTAGCTAATGTTCCATCACTGCTAAATAAAAATCCATTTACAACATTTAATGATGTTGAGTCATTAATAAAACTAATTCTTCTATTAACTACATTTTTATATAAAAAATCAATAAATGGAGAAACACCTACAGATGTATTATCAAGTTTTATATAGTTGGCTGTATTGTCAGTAAGACCTGCATAGAATGGTGTTGATGTATTTACAGCAGTACCACTATCAAATATATTTGAATTGGTAAGAGCAGTAGTACTTGACCATTTTGGAATATAATTTATTGTACCTGAACCACCTACCTTCCCATTAAATGTATTCCAATCAGTAGAAGAAAGATATCCATCTTGAGAAGCACCTGATTGAGTAATACCTATTGTACCACTTGTAGTGATTGTACCACCTGTAAGAGGAGAACTTGTTGCTATAGAAGTAACAGTTCCACCACCGCCAATAGTTTGTGTGCTAAGAACACCTGAGCTATCTGCTACCACCATCCTTGTTCCTGTACCTGCAAGATCATCTAAAGTATTTTGTCCTGTACTATGAAAAGTTCCATTTACGTCTAATCTATACGCAGGTGTAGGAGTATTAATACCAACATACCCTGTTGCATTGTCTACAAGAATTCTATCATTCCAATAATTACTAATATTATCATACGTTGCAAAATGTATATTTCCATCAGGTGTTAATCCCGGATATGCAGCACCATAAGAAATGGCTTTAGTTGGTGTAGTATCAGTCCAAACTTCTATTATAGTAGACCCCCCAATTAATGTAAATGGTGTATTAGTACCTGAAGCAGTTATCTCTACTGTATGCTCTCCTGTATTAATAAAACCTGTTGGTGTTCCTGTACCAAGATGAACTCTTCCTCTTACATCTAATTTGCCTATAGGAGTGTTAGTCCCAATACCTAATTTATTATTTGTATTATCCCACCATAAATCATTATTTCCTGCTATAGAAGAACTTGTATCCCAAAATGCTACTTGTGTAGCAGTACCACTTCCTGTAACTGTACCTGAAGGAATAGTTTGTCTACTAAGAACACCACTAGCATCAGCCACTACCATTTCTGTACCTGTTCCTGACAATGTAGATATTGTTGTATTGGGTACTGACGTATCAACCTTTACAAAATAATTTGTGTCTCCTAAATAGTATTCATTGTTTGCAAAATCTAAATACAAACCCTTGTCAACACTTGAATAATTTGTTTTTAAAACACTACCTACTGTATCATTAATCAAATAACTATCTGCAAAAGTTCCTGCATTGTTATATGGAATAAATGTAGATGTGGGATTAGTACCGCCGCCTGTAGAAATAGTTATATTACCTGTAGCATCGGCAAAGTTTCCATTAACTGATAAGGCTAATGTGCCATCACCTAATGGAAGATAAACTGTATTAGTAGTTATAGTGCCATCAGGAATATAGTTAGGATATTTTAAATTTCCTGTATAGTAAAAAGTAGCTGTTGGGTCTCCAAATGTATATTGTAATCCTGCGTGGTCTAATAAAACTTGTTGTGTAGGCGTACCTCCTAGTAAACCTATTCCCATTACCAATCTGTTGCCATTAAGACCTGCGCTTTCTCCATTATATGCATTAACATCATTACCATAAACAAATCCTCCATTATAAGTAATTGTTACAGAAGCATCGTGAGATGCGCTATCGTACAAAGTAATAGGCAGTCCTGCTTCAGATATATTTCCTGCTATTAATACTTGCTCTAATGTAGGTATGGTTCCGCTACCTCCACTATAATCAGGAACATTTAAAACATTTCCTATGAACGTAGCAGCACCTGACGTGCCGGTTGTTGTTAATGTTATTTGGTCCTGCTTTGCATTAAACGCATTCCAATCTGCTGACGACAAGTATCCATCTCCTAAAGCACTTGCTTGAGAGATACTTAGGTTTGGAGTTACTCCGCCTGATGATGATAATGGAAGGCTTGCAGTTACCGCTGTAACTGTACCAAGCCCAATTGGAATTATTATTGAACCTGAGCCATCAGCATACACTCCATTAACTGACATCGGAATAAATCCACCGTTAGTTGGAAAAGAAAATGACTGATTGCTATAACTAGCAGCTTTAATATCTACAAAGTTTCCTGCATTAGTAAAGCGTATCTTGTCAGTAAGATAGTCAACAGCATATCCTGTTGAGCTATCAAGATGTAAACTATCTACTTTCCAAGAAGAAGAGTTTGTTATTAAGGAGTCGTGAAGATATATTGACGTGCGTCCAAGTAAATGCTGAACGTCAAGTATAATTGAATTTGAAGCACCTACTAAATTTATGTTTCTATCTGCCGTATTACCTACAAGCAATACGTTCTGTAAGTCTTGGCTGCCTATATTGTAAGCCCAAACTGCAGGTAAACCGGGCCCTTGGCTCATAAGAACCTCGCCCGGCAAACCCGCAGACCCATTACTTGTAAAAGTTCCTGATATATCAATTGAACCTACGAATAATCCGTATGTACCTAAGTCAACATCATTTGTTGCTCCAACATAAGGAACTAAATAATTATTGCCTATAGATGCAGCAAAGTAATTGACTAAGTCTCCTACCGTATAGTTCTTGGTCTGCATATCATTATTGGCATCACTACCAATAACCTTATCTCCATCAACTATAGTTCCGTCAATGACGTATGTACTTATCTTAGCCAATTACTTAGGTTTTAATTTAAGGTCAAAAGATATAATGTCTTGTCTATTAGTCCAAGTATCTCATCCATGATGTTTTGAATCTCAGATGGATAATTAGTTCTTTCTGTATCAACAATTGACTGCAACTCTTTTAAATGAGCAGTAGCATCCATAATTTTTGCTTCAGGAATAACAATCTCAACTCTTTTAAATCTACCGAAGTAAGCCTCAGTAAAAGTATCAGTTAAGTCAAGTATGCCATCATAATAGCCATTTAATGCTTTGTGCTCAGCAAATGATGTTGTTTGGAGATGTGCAATGTGCATCGTGTCTCTTGAATGGAACAGTGTTCCAATAAATTTTCCCGGTGTCATATTAATCTTGTTTTTTGGTTACTTCGCCTGTTTGCATGTTGATTACTGAGTCTGCACCATACTTTTCAATCAACATCTTTTCATGCTGACCAAATACGTTCTTCAACTCGTCAATGTGCTTTAATAAACCTTGCTTTTGTAGCTCAATGTCACCAAGACCCATCTTTGCTTTTGCAAAGTCAGAGTTCATTGTTTGAATAAGAGTTAATTCATCTTTGCTAATAAATACTTGTTCTTCTGTTAAATCTAATACTGTTTCCATTTAATTTAATTTTTTGGTTATGGAAACAAAGATAATATTTATTACTGAATATTTCTTT